GTCTTCTTTACGTGTTGCGCAGGAGCAGTACGCGTTTCCTGCCATTGTTTTTGGAATGGTTGAGCGAAAAGGGGCTTCTCTTTCAAGCAAAGTTGTTCCAACTGATTTCTGTGAGGATTTTCGTGATCTTGAACTTGAAATTTGTGGCGAGAATGGATATTTCACGAAACCAGATTTTAAAGGGAAAATGGTTGGCGCAAATTGGGTCGATTCTCACGTTAATTACATGAAAGAATGGAGCAACAAGAATGGTGATAAAAGTTTGTGGGACAAAGCTGAGGAAGATTGGTTTTACGGAATTGAGTCTTGTGTCGACACTGAATTGTTCTCGAGGCCTCTTACCGACTATGAGGTTGTTTGTGGAAAGCCCGCTACCTTAATAGGTGGAACCAATTTGAAGACTAGCGTTGGCCCCCCTTTTATGTGTCACAAAGAAAAAGTGATGAAGATTGATCATGAGAAACATGAGGTTTGGTTTAAACCCGAGATTCTCGTTCGGATGAAAATCATTGAAGATGTTTTAAAATCAGGCCGTGTTTATTCCCCACTTTGTCAGCATGTGTTGAAGGATGAGGTCGTTTCGAAGAAGAAGAATGAAGATTCGAAATTGCGGGTGTTCAATGTTCTTCCTTACGTTTACAATTTCTTTTTGAAGAAGTACCTTGGTCCGATATTTGCTTTTATGCAAGCAAATCCAAGGTTTTTTGAAAGTGGAATTGGAATAAACATGACATCTCAGGATCAGTGTTCCATTCTTTGCTCTTTTCTCCTGAAGTACTCATAGTGGAAGCAAGACGGAGATTTTGAGAAGTTTGATGTGAAAATGGGGACAGAGGAAGGAACAAGAGCCGCCCAAGCTGCACGTAGGGTGGCCAAATTTCTGGGATATTCTGAAGAAGAGCAAGAAATTTGTTATCTCCTTCTTCTTGGCATGGTTTACCACTTGAACCTTGTTAAAGGAGATGTTTTTCTTCTTTCTTACTGGATGTGTTCTGGGTTTTGGGGAACTGCAGAGTTCAATACTATCCGTAATGCTCTCCTCAGTCGATACGCTTTTTATCGTTTGAAACCCGAAAGTTGCCCATTTCATTTTCGAGAAGTTGTGCGTCAGATTTTGTTGGGAGATGACAATGCTAGATCGCTGGATTCTGTCATTGTTGAATGGTTTTCCCAGAAGAAGATTGCCGTTGCGTTGTCAGAAGTTGGTGCTGTTTTGACGTCGAGTGCAAAGAATCCAGAAATT